TATGCCATGTTCCGCAGCTATGGATATGTTCGAAGAATTGCCCGATGGCTCAAGGCCTGAGAAGGGCGACCTAGACGCTCGCTGGGCCAAATACGACACCAACAGCGAATCTCCGGTGGATCGTGAGCAATCCCGCCTCTACGAAGGCGATGGACAGCCCAAGGGCGATGGCCGCGATGAGGCTATGGTGACAATTGCGCAGCTTCAGTACAAGAAGCGCGTCACGGTCTATGAGGTCATTGACGGCAATACCGGACAAAAGGCTGAAGTGCCAGAGGATGAATACCTAGTTCTCAAACAACGCGCCGATATGGTTGGCCTGCCGATCTACGCGACCAAGAAGAAGGTCACAAAGATCATGAACGTCTTTATGGGGGCTAAAATCCTCAGAGAGACTGAAGCGCTGGTTCCTGACCAGTTCTCATTCCAGTTCGTCACGTGCTATCTGGACCGCACAACCGGCCTCCCATACGGCTTTATGCGCTTGATGAAAGACCCACAGCGCTGGGCCAACAAGTGGATGAGCCAAGCGCTACACATTCTCAATACCAATGCCAAGGGCGGCGTTTATCTTGAGGATGACGCGGTTGAGGATATTCGTGAGTTCGAACGAACATTCTCGCGCCCTGAGAAGGTGACGAAGGTTCTCCCCGGAGCCTTGCAGAACGGCAAGATTCAGCCCAAGCACCAGCCGACCATGGATGCATCGTTCAATAACATGATGATGTTCGCAATTCAGTCGGTGAAGGACAGTACGGGCGTTTCTGATGAGCTTATGGGGCTACGTCAGGCCACACAGGCCGCAAGCCTTGAGGCACAGCGCAAACAGGCTGGCTTGAACAATCTCGCACCGATCTTCGACAACCTTCGCCGGTATCGTCGTGATCAGGGTAAGGTGATGCTGTACATCATTCAGAACTATCTCAATGATGGTCGTCTGGTTCGCATCAATGGCGAGGGTGCAGCCCAGGTTGTGCCGCTCATGCTCAAGGCTGATGTGAAGTACGACATTATCGTTGACGATCAGATCAACACCGCCGATCAGAAGATGCAGGTCTGGCAGATGATGGTTCCGTTCATCCAAGGCATGCCGCCCAAGGTGCTTCTGGAGCTTCTGGAATACTCGCCATTCCCGCCAAGCGTGGTGGAGAAGATCAGGGCAGCGGCCCAGCAGGCTATGCAGCCCGATCCGCAGGCGCAGCAGGCTCAACAGGCAGGCTTGCAGCTTGAACTGGCTGGCAAGGCAGCGGATAACGCCAAGACTGAGGCTGACGCGGTGCTTAAACAGGAACAGGCCAAGCAGATTGCGCAAGAAACGCAGCTTGAGCCGATCCAGCTAGTTTATAAGGCCTTCGCAGAACAGCAGGCGATGGCGCAACAGAACACCATCAAGGCCAATGAGGTTGCTTGGGGATGAAACGCGAAGGTAACGTGATTTATCCGCATTGGCTGAGTAAGGTTGATCTGCCTCCAGAGCGCGTTCTAAAGAGTGCATCAGAGGCGGAAATGTCTGGCGTCGTCGTTCTTGGCTATACGGAAGATGGCGATGAGTTCTTTGCGTCGTCAATAGCAGATGGCGCGACGGTATTGTGGCTTCTAGAGCGGTGTAAAAAGCTGCTTTTGGACGCCGCTGATGAAATAGGCGCGTAACCTTATTACGCTTGGGTAGCGACCTTATAGCTTAGGAGTGCATACGCATGATCAACGAGAACGCAGCGCCAGAGCATGATACCGACAACATGGATGAGGCAGCTGTAAACGAAGCTCTCGGCAAGATGGCGGCTGGCGAGGAAGTATCAACGCAGCCGGAAGAGCCAACACCCGCAATTTCCGATGTGCCTGAGAATCAGGAAGCTGAGATTGATCCTCCAAAACCTGATGATGAGGAGAAGGGCAAAGGCAAGTCTGAGTTTGTCCCTCATAAGACATTCCACTTTGCCAATGAGAAGCGCAAGGCGGCTGAAGCTGATCTAAAGACCGAACGCGAGGCCCGTGCACGGCTTGAAGAGCGGTTGAATATCATCCTTCAGGCTCAACAGCCCGCTCCGACACAACAGCCAAGCCTTGAAGATCAAATCCCCGATCCGCTCACGCAGCCCATGGAATATCTCCAGTGGGATCGTCAGCAGAAGATTGATGCGGCGAAAGCGGCACGTGAAACCGAAGCCCAAACCAAGCAGCAGACCGAAGAACAGCAGTACGTCCAGACCGTGTTCGATGAAAGCGTGGCTGAATTCCAGGCTACCGCCGCTGCCGAACCTGATCTTTCAACGATGTACGATGGGGTTTGGAACAGCTACATTAACGAGCTTCGCGCCGCTGGTATTCCAGAGCAGAGTCTAGTTCAAGAAGCGCAGGCGCTTGAGCGTCAGCATATGCTCTATGCCAAACAGCGTGGTATTCCCATTGTGCAGTACCTCAAGGGTATCGCCAAGGCTCGCAATATCAACATGCAGCCTGCGGCTCCTGCACCAGCGCCCGCCGCACAGCCTGACGTTGCCCGTGACGCATTCGCCGCCGCTCAGAACCGGGAGAAGGCCAAGCAGGCAGGAACGTCCCTCGGCAATTCGGGCGGTGCAGTTGCTAATATGGGCGGGCTCACGCTTGAGCAGGTTCTGAGCATGGATGATGGCGAGTTCAAGTCTTATATGGATGCTAACGGGGGTTCACTCCGCAAGGCATATAACGTATAGTCATCGCATCATGGGGAGCGCGTCCTGAAAGGTGAAGTGGCAGTAGCCGGTATAAAATCATAGGATAGGTGTGAAGCGCGGCGCTCCGGGGTGGGATTTCACCCACATTAACGCGAACACGATCCGAGCCACAAAGAAACCCGCTGCCTCATGGTGGCGGGTTTTCTCTTGCTATTGCATCCTAAGCCGCTTTCGCGTAATTCTATTACATCGGCTCTGGCTGATTTCGATTTGTGACCGTAAGTCACTCGCTCCAGCGCGTGTTGCTGTCCGGTTTGTCCACGATACGGACTGAGGCGGTAAAGCCAGCCTGTCGGCTTTAGTCCTTACGCGGACGATAATCGCGTGTACCCTCAACAGCAACCATCAGGAGCCATTCAAAATGGCAGTTACGACTTATGGCGTTAATGACGCCCTGTCGAACCGACTTCAGGCTAAGGCGCTCTCCTATGAAGTGACCAAGGGCCTTGAGATTGCCCCCCTCATCGGTACGGGGCCAAATTCCATCATCCAGCAGAAGACCGAGTTCAAGGACAAGGGCGACCGTATCACCTTTGGTCTGCGTGGTCGCCTGACTGGTGACGGTGTAACCGAAAACCAGATTCTCGAAGGCAACGAAGAAGGCCTTAGCACCTTCTCGGACACCCTGTTCATCAACGAACTTGCTCACGCTGTACGCGTCAAGGGTGAGGACGGCATTGATCAGCAGCGCGTTCTGTTCAACGTTCGCGACGAAGGCAAATCGGCTCTGGCTGATTGGTATTCTGAGCGCATGTCGCTGGCCTTCTTCCTCCAGATGGGCGGCTATACCGCTCCAACGATTACCTATCGTGAGCAGGTTGTCGCAACCTCTCTGGTTCGCACCGGCCTCAACGCTACTCTCGCACCATCTGCAACGAAGCGCCTCTATGGCAATTCGCTGGCAACTGATCAGGCAGTCGGCGCTGATACGACTGCCAAGATGACGCTTGATCTGGTCCTGAAGGCCAAGGAACGCGCCCGCCTCGCCAATCCTCGCATTCGTCCTGTTCGCGTCAATGGTGCTGACAAGTACGTCATGTACCTCCACCCGACGCAGGTTGTTGACCTTCAGCTTGAGGCGCAGGCGACTGGTTCTATCTCGTGGGCTGACATTCAGCTTGCTGCCCTCCGTGGTGGTGAAATCTCCAATAACCCGATCTATACCGGCGCTGTTGGCGAATACATGGGCGTTGTCCTCCGTGAGAACGAAGACGTTCCGACCGGCGTTCATTCGACGCTCAACACTGAGGAAGTCAACGTTCGCCGTGCCATCCTAATGGGTGCTCAGGCTGGCGTTATCGGCTTCTCCAACCGCTACGACAAGACCACGCCGTACAAGTGGGTCGAAGAAGAGTTCGATTACAAGCGCGAACTCGGCATTTCGGCACAGTCGCTCTACGGCATGAAGAAGACGCAGTTCAACGGCACCGACTTCGGCGTCATCACCGTTTCCACCTATGCTGTGGCCCACACCTAAGGAGTAAGCCTGATGGCAACCAATGACACTGCAACGCCTAAGGGTCGTGAGAACGTACCGAATACCGTCTGCTACATTCGCAAGAAGATCACCTTTGCGGATGCTGGCGCGGCTGGCGGCATCCCCGTTGAATGGCTCCGCAAGGGCTCTATCATCCTTGAGAGCTACGTTTACGTCACAACCGCGTTCAATGCGGCCACGACCAACGTTCTGACGGTCGGCACCAACTCCACGGCTTACGATAATATCGTGACCAATGCTCAGTCTATCCCGGCAACTCCAGGCTATAAGCTCAACCTTACCCCAACTGGTACGGCTGCTGGCCCACTGGCCGCTGATAGCCAGATGTTTGTGAAATACACACAGACAGGCACCGCCGCGACGACCGGCGAAGCTTACGTGGTCGTTACGTTCGTGAATGACAAAGACCGCTAATGCGGATCATGACCAAGGTTGCGGCGGGTTTATTCTCGCCGCGCCTATCCCCGCCCAAGGTAGAGCCGCTAACTCCCAAGGGTCACTGCAGAGTCTGTAAGCGCCACATTGGCACCGGACTATGGCGGCACGAGAAATCCTGTAAGGGGTAAAGATGGCTACCCGTGCTGACCTTAGACTCCGCGTTCTCCGCGATCTTGAGCGAGATGAGGCACAATGGGGCGCTGATATCGACGCCTCTATTTCAGACGCCATCCGAACATATCAGCCCAAGCGCTTCTATTTTAATGAGTTTCGGACGCTGACGTTTAACACAGTCGCGGGAACCGATCTCTACACCTATAACACCCCCACATTGACCGGCACGATTGGCGCTGAGTTCTATCGCGTTGATGAAACGCTGATTCGTGAGGGCGGCAAGAACACCATGACCCTCCAGCGCGTCGAATATGATTGGCTTGAAGGGCTTGCCGACGACAATCAATCCACCGGCATGCCGTATAATTACGCATACATCAATCGCGGCATTCGCATCTATCCAATGCCGAACAAGGCATACGAAATCCGCATTCTTGGTCACATGAAAGTGCCGGAACCAGCCGACGATCTGGTGAATGACAACCCGTGGATGAATGAGGCATTTCAGCTAGTCCGTGCCGGGGCAAAGCTCTCCTTTGCCATCAACATCGTTGAGGACGAGGCCTTGGCCGCTCGTATGGCGCTAGCCGAACAGCGCGCACTGTCAACCCTCCGCTCTGAAACGCATGCGAAGATTGGGAGCGGGAATATCATCCCGACAAGCTGGTAATGCAGTACGTATTTGGCCCATTCGCTCCTGATGCTGAAGCTAATACCGTGGGTGTCTGCACTCAGGCAGAGGGTGTTTTGCCTACGCCTGATGGTTATGGTCCCGCACCTAGTCTTGTTAAACCCGGAACTGATGCTCTCCCCGGCGCTCCAAGAGGCGGCATAACCTGCATTAAGCGCGATGGAACGGCACAGGTGTTCTTCTTCACATCAGACGCCTTCTACCGCGTTGACGCCTCCTACGCCTATTCTCTGGTCGATAACGGCTATAGCTGCACACCGGGCGATGATTGGTCTGCGGAGCAGTTTGGCGACCTGTTGCTCTATACTAACACCACTGATGGGCTCTGGTCCTACAATATCGAGTTGAACACGCCGCCAACGTATATCGCGGATGCTGGCGATCCTCGCGAAATCTTCATCAACGCCAACATGGTTTTCGGCCTAGACGCAAAGGACGGGGCAGGAAACCGCAATAACCGGCTCATTCGCAACTCTGACTTCAATCAACAGAATGATTGGAAGGATGGCGCTGCGACCAAGCAGCCAGTGGAAACAGGTGGCGAACTGATTGGCGGCGTAACCCTCAAGAGCGGCGCGGCTGTTATCTTTCAGCGCAATGCCATGCGTCTTATCCAATTCGGCAATGCTGGGGGCGGCGCTCTATGGTCGCTTCAGGAAATTGCGGATGGGCGTGGCAGCGTCGGCAAGCGGTCGATCATCGGTTTCGATGGTGTTGTGTACTTCCTATCCACAAACGGCTTCTGGCGCTTCTCCCAAGCAGGCCTAGAGGCCATTGGGGATGGGTTTGTTGATAAATGGTTCCTGCGAATGGTGCCGACGACGCAATTGAAGGACGTTCAAGCTGCGATTGATCCGGCTCGGAAGATCGTTCTTTGGCTTGTGCCCTCTACCGGCATGGTTCTCGGCTATAGCTGGGGTCCGAACATCACGCGACGTTGGTTTACATGGGACACCGATATTACGTTCCTAAGCCGTCTTGCTACATCCGGTTACACGTGGGATGCAGCGGGGGCTATCTGGCCTACATGGGACAGTATGCCAGCCATTCCGTTCAATGATCGGTTTTGGCAGGGCGGTGAGCAGTTCCTAGCGGCTCTCGGATCCGATGGTATCTTTGCGATCTTCTCAGGCGATGCAATGGCCGCGACGATTACCGGAACGGCTCAAAACAGCCCCACAACCGCAATGATTAATTGGGCAACACCGATTGATGATGCGCCCAACTCCACTCTTCGAATCGGTGTGACGGATAGCCTATCCGCTCCAATCACGTGGAAGGGTGCTGTGGCTAAGCAGTATAGCGGGCGCACTCCACAGCGCGGGCGCGGCAAGAATATCGCCTTCGAATGGGAGGTTCCTGCCAATGATGCATGGACCTACGTTAAGGGCGTCGATGGAATTACCGCATCGAGCGGAGGCCCGCGATGAGCTTTACGATCCAAGGCGGCGCTCTACTCCCGGCAGAGAAGAAGCTGACCACCACAACCCCAACGGTGATTGTGGACGGCAAGCAGGCTGGCGCAACCGTTATCGGCATCTATGCGACTGAGATTGCGGGCGCAACGCCAGCCCTGACGCTTGAAAAGTACGATACCGAAAGCGGGATTTCATACTATCTGCGGTTTGCAGCGCCCATGACTGCTAAGCAGGAATACACGCGCGATGTTATCCTTGTGCTCAAGGCCAATCAGCAGCTTAGGGCTACGGCATCTGCGGCAAATCAGATAGACGTTCTGGTGACGTATATCCCTGGCGACAGGACGGCGATGTGATGCAAGTTTCCATGATGGAAAGAGGCAGGATTGAGCGTCTATGGCCGGTGGTTGTGCAGGCTCTATGGCCCGCTATTCGCCAAGACCCGACCTATAACGTCCAAAGCCTTTATGATAGGCTAACCCAAGGTTCGGCATTGCTGTTTGAGGTCGAAGACGGCGCTCAAGGTCTTTGGGTCGTAACGCTTGATGAGGATGACGGTTTAGTGGCTTGGACGACTGCAATTGCTGGCAAGATTGAGGGTGGGCCCAAGGCGCGCCTGTCCCTTATTCGCGAAGCTGTCGGAGCAATTGAGAACGTCGCCAAGTTGGCAGGGTGCAAGGCCCATCGGATTTGTGGTCGTGACTGGAATAGGATTTTGCCGGAATACACGCCGTTTAGTGGCGCGAAGAACGGCATCGAAAGAAAGTTGGTAGCATAATGGGCGGCGGCGGTACAGACACCCAAACCACAGTACAGAGCAGCGCGCCGACCAATCCGGCGATGCAGGCGGCTGCAACGACAATCGGCAACCAACTCAATACGCAGCTTAATGCGGGTGTAAAGCCATACACCGAGAGCATGGTTCCGGGAATGTCTAGCCAGACACAATCCGGCATCGATTCTATCGCCAACAATCCCAACAATTCGTTGTTCTCGAACGGAATTAGCACGGCGATTGGACAACAGGCTAATATTGCAAATGGCAATGTGGTTGATGACCCTACGCGCCGTAGAGTGCTGGATGATGCGATTACGGCCTCTAACTCAGTGTTTGCAACTAATGGACGATTTGGGGGCGATACTCACTCTCAGAACGTAGCAGAGAGCGCCACGAACGCGCTTGGAAGCCTCGATTATGGCAGGCAGCAGCAGGCTATTCAGAACCTCCCAGGCCTCTACTCCGCGTCTCAAATGCCAGGTTCTGCGTTCCTTCAGGCCGGTCAAATCCAAGACGCTTACAATTCGGCTCAGGCTCAGGATAAGGCGCGTATCTTCGACGTTACGAACAACGCTGGATGGAATAATTTGCAACGTGGCGCAAGTATTTTCAGCGGGACAGCCCCAGCCTCAGGCACCACGCAGACGGGCACCATGACGACGCCACAGCGCCCATGGTGGGAAACAGCACTTGGCGTCGGAACGGCAGCAGCAGGAGCATTCTTCTAATGGCCCGCATTGGTGAATCACTCGGATTTAGCGATAATCCGCTCTACAGAACCCTTAGCTCTAACCGCAATGCTATTACCAACTTTGGTGCAGGCCTTGCATCGGGTGGCTGGGGCGGTGCTGCGCAGGGCCTTGCCACTGGCGCTGGCATTGATGACTATCGTGCAGAACAGGGCGCTGAGAAAGCCGCTAAAGCCGCCGAACTAAAGTCCACGGCTGATTGGCTTAATTCGCAGGGCTATACCGATCTTGTTCCGCTCGTGGAGGCAGGGCAGGGCGGCGCGGCGATGACAGAGGCCTTCAGGCGCATGCAGCCCGCCGAAGGCATGGACCCTACCTCAAATATGCAGGACGTTGACTATCTTGTGGGTCAAGGCGTTGACCGAGATACAGCCATTGCTCAGGTGTTTGGGGGCGCTGGTGGCGGAAGCGGTCAGCTAGGCAATACGGTCTATACGCTTCGCGATCCGCAGGGTAACATCGTCCCGGCTCAGGTTGGTCAGAATGGTTTTGTCCCTTCGGCGCTCCCAGAAGGCATGACATTCGATCCCGGCGCTCTTAACGCCGAGCGATCCGCTGGGGCTAAGTACGGTGCTGGCGTGGGGCAGGGCGCTCTTGACTTGCCTTCCATCGAAGCGAACGCTGAATTTGCACTCCGTAATCTTGATGGGCTGATTTACCAAACGGATGAGAACAGCAACGTTGTGACAGGGCCAGACGGTCAGCCGGTAGCTAACGCTGGGATGAAGGAGCAGTTCGGCAATACGTTCGGTATTCCTACCGGCCAATATCTCCCGGCTATCAGAGGAACCGAGAAGGCAAACTTCCAGACCCGGCTTGACCAGACGCAGGGGCAAGCATTCTTGCAGGCCCTCGATACCATGAAGGGCAGCGGGGCAATCTCGGAAGTAGAGGGCGCGAAGGGCACTCAGGCTATTTATCGGGCTTCCACCGCCACAACAGAAGCCGATTTTATCAAGGCGGTAAAAGAGGCTCGTGATATTTATGCTCGTGGCCTTGAGAATGCGCGGCGTATTGCTGGCGGAACTCAGTTCACAGGCGGGGCTAATCAACAGCCTAATGGGCCTCGCACTACCTCATCTGGCGTTTCCTTCACGGTGGATCAATAATGGCAAGGCTTACGATCAACGGCCAAAAGGTAACGGTTGACGATAGCTTTCTGAGCATGACGCCAGAACAGCAGAATTCCACTGTTGATGAAATAGCGGCCTCTATCGGCGCTTCCCCCGCTCCAGCCGTAGATAATTCTCAGCCTCCAGCGGGTTCGGTTCCCGGTTCGCCACAGTATGCACAATGGGCAGCGCAGCGAGCAAGAGAACAGGTAGCTGCGGGCCAGCGTCCGAACCTTCCGCAGGTATCAGCCGATCCTAATTCGGCACAGATGAATTATGACACTGCTTTGGAGCGCGTCAGGCAGGGGCAGTTCCCTGATATGAATGATGAGCAATGGGCCGAGTATAGCGGTTCGGTTCTGGCTCCTGTCAACCCCACACAACAGGGCATGGCGGGAAGTGTTCTGGGTTTCAGTGATGAGATTGCCGGTGGTGTAGCTGGTATCGGCTCCGGTCTACGTCAGGTTATGGGAGGCGGTGGACCCGGCGCACAACAGACATTTAACGATGTTCAGCAGCTTGAAGAGGCTCGTTACCGGCTAGGCCAAGAGCAAAACGGCATGGCCGGTGGCGTGGTCGAAACGGTCGGGAGCCTTGGCGCTTTCGGACCCGGTCGAAAGCTTCTGTTTGATGCTATGTCGAAGGCTGGCCCTCTTCTGTCAACGGTAGCGCAGAATGTTCAGAAGGCCACGCTGCCACAATTCCTGAAAACCGCAGCGGCTTCCACGGCCACAGGCGGTATTACTGGATATGCGCAGGGCTTCGGAACAGCCAATGGCGGCTTGGATGAGCGCAATCAAGGCGGATTGGCGGGCGGTGCTGCCGGGTCTGCTATTGGCCTCGGTGTACCTGTGGTTGGACAGGCCCTCACTAGCGCGGGCAATCGGGTCGCCCAAGGCCTTACGGGCTTCCTTCAGAACCGCCTAACGAATACAGCCATTAAGGGCGCACCTCAGGCTTCAGAGATTTTCTCTACTGGTAGCCAGCTTCTAGAGGCAGCTACGGGCGGCACCCCACTTGCGGTTAGCAATACGGCTTTCAATCGGTTCTTTGACAACGTAAAGACCTTCACGAACAAGCTCCGCATCAACCCTGACAATGACCAGCAGGCCATCGGCTTGCTCAACACATTGTCTCGCGTGTCGAATGAAGTTGCGCAGGGCGGCGTTGCGGTTGATATCAAGGATTTGCATCTCCTACGCCAACTTGCTCAAAAGGTGAGTGGTAGCCCCAAGGGGCGGGATGCTCTCTTGGGTAAAACAGTTGTGCGCCAGCTAGACGACATGATTCGTGGCCTAAAGCCCGATGATATCCTCGGAGGTGGCGATCCATCTCAGGCGGTCAATGACCTCTTCAAGGGAATCTCGGCTTGGCACAAAGCCAGCAAGCTCGATACTATCGAAAACGCCATCGCCAATGGCTCCATTGCAGCATCTGGCCCCGAAAAGGGCATTCGAAACGCCTTCCGTGCAATCATGAAGAGCGATGAGTGGCCGACATTTACCGCCGCTGAAAAGAAGGCAATTAGCGATGTTGTTAACGGAACTGGCCGCACTAACCTTCTCAAGCTTATCGGCACGTTTGGCTTTGGCGGCAATACCGCTACGAACGGGATCGGCGGCGCTTCGGGCATGGCCTTGGGTGGCATGGCAGGCGGTCCAGTAGGGATGGTTGCCGCACCTATTCTCGGCGCTATTGGTAAGGTGGCAAGCGAGCGGGCAACTACAGGCCTAGCGAATAAAGCCGCCCAAGTCATTGGCGCTGAGAATATCCCTGTAGCTCGTCAGATGGCCCTCCCAGCCTCTATTCAGAACGCTCTAGCGCTCCTAGGCAGAACGGGAAGTCCCGCTAGTGTGAGTGCTTCTCAATGAAGTTGAGACGAGAGCCAGAAGAATCCGTGATATGCAACGGTAAAGCAGATCACGGCTATGATCAGGCGCGTAACGCCGCCGCTCTGGAATACGGGTTCTTTGGTCTTAGTAGTCATCTCAATCTCCTTTCCTCTAATATGCGTGTAAGCCCGGAGGCGGTCAATGGCAACCGAACTAACTGACTACCAAAAGGACATTCTCATTCGCACTGCCCTTGGTGAAGCTAGGGGCGAAGGCGTTGAGGGTATGGCCGATGTTATCCAGACCATCTTCAACCGCGCCAATGATCCGCGCTTCCCATCCGATCCTGCCGCAGCCGCTCTTGAGAACAAGCAGTATTCGACATGGAATACGGGCGCTGGAGGAAATAACCCGCAGCAATTCAGCAAAGATTCCGACATCTACAAGAGAGCGGAACGGGCGCTGGAGCTTGTCACATCGGGCACTCGTCCAGATTACACGGGCGGCGCGGTCTTTTACAAGACGCCTGCCGTAAACTCGCCGTTCCACGATAGCCAGAACAAATATGGGACTATAGAGCGTAACGGCCATCTCTATTATCCAACGCGGCCTGTTCCTCCCGGCGAAATCCCCAATCAGGTCGCAAGCCTGACTGATACGGTTGCGCCTCGCGTTCCTCCCAATCCCGTAGCGATGAGCCCTGACCTCTCGCTTATGCGCAATCCTCAGATGAGCAGCGCCGCGATGAATGCGCAGGTAACGCCGTCTGCGAATACGCCCCTACCTCGTCCTCGCCCATCCGCCCCCGATATCGTCACGCCCTCCATGGCGTCGCTCAATGCGCAAAGGCCTAACGTCAATGCCACACGTGCGGGCGACATGCTTGCCGCAGCGCCAACCCCATACACGCCTCGCCTAACGGATGCTGGCGACAATATCTATTCATACCATATCCCCAACATCACCCCGACGACAATTACGGGTGGTCTGGGTTCGCTCACGCCATCGGCTCCGCGCCCTCAGGCTACGCAATACCCACCTGCTCGCTTGCCGGAAATCCCCCCTAGCAATCTAGGCCAGCCGCCAATCACCCGCTCTGTGCCGTCTGTTCCTATGCGAGGGGTTCCGACACAGGCAGAGATTGACCGCGCTCCGGGGCAGGTAATCGCGACATATCCAACGCGACCTATAGGAAGTGCGCCAAACAATATCATCGATCAGCGCGCCGAACAGTTGGGCTTGCGGCCTCCATCGGTTCCGGCGCGGCTCATGCCTGGAGTTGCAGCGCAGAATTACGATGTTGGCATAAACGGACCGGCTGGGCTAACGCGACCACAATTCGCCGCCCTGCCATTTCCATCTATGCGGCCTGCAATTGCCACGGCCAATGTTCCATTTCCTCGCGCACGGCCTCAGATGCCTGTTCCACAGCGGGCGAGTGTTCCTCAGAGGATTGCACCGCAGCCTATGGCTAGAATGGTGCAAGCTGCCTCTCCGTTGCGCGTTGTGGTTAATGGCGCTAACTCGTATGGCGCTCCATCACAGGGCCAAGGCCAGTCGGCTCCTAGGCAAATCCAAGGCTACGTCAACGATGGCAATGGAAAGCTGACGAGTACGGAGACAGGGGGAGTTTATTATGAACGCCATCTGCGCTAGAAAGAACATGCAATGACCGAAATCACCGATCTTTCGCCCACAGATTCCAGCAATACCAGCGTTACGGGTGAAAGCCTTGATGGCTCCATTGCGAATATGGGGCGCATGGATAATACGCTTCAGGCCATCTTGGGCATGTTCGGGCGCTGGACTAGCTCAGATACGATCGCATCGGCTGGCACTACTGATATTGGCGCTCAGGCCGAAGCCTACCTAACGGTATCAGGCACGACGACGATTACCAGTTTCGGTACGGTTCGGGCAGGCACGATCCGGTTCTTGCAGTTCTCAGGCATTCTAACCCTTACCTATAACGCCACAAGCCTCATTCTCCCCGGAGCTGCGAGCATTACAACTGCGGCTGGCGATACGGCTGTGTTTGTTTCTGAGGGTTCGGGAAACTGGCGATGCTTGTTCTATAACAAGGCAAGTGGAGAGGCGATAGCTACCCCGGCAACGGGGGTATCGTATATCGTCAACGGCTCAATGACCGTTAGCCAAGAGAACGGCAACACGCTCGGCACGACCAATGGGTACTTCCCCGCTGATCAGTGGGCCATGTATTTCACGGCTGCTACTGCGGCTATGTCAATCCAGCGCATTCAGGTTCGAACGCTCGCCAATGCGGTCAATCAGCTTGAATACAAATGCACGACCGCCAAGGCGTCATTGGGCGCAAGCGATAACGTCCTGATCAGTCAACCTATAGAGGGCGCATGGTTCCAGCAGGCGGGATTCGGCACAGCGTCTGCACAACGGCTTATCATGCGCTTTCAGGTGCAACTCCCGGCTGGCCTCTATCATTGGCACTTCGCGAACTCTGCTGGAAACCGCCATTGTTCCGTGCCATTTACGATTGCGGGCGGTGAGGCTAATACGGCGGTCGTGAAAGAAATTGTCGTTCCGCCTGATACGTCTGGCACGTGGCTAACCGCTGAAGGTGTGATTGGCATTGTTGCTGATCTGGTGCTTGCTGCTGGCGCTACAGTGACGGGCGGCACGGCTTCAACATGGGGCGGGACTACGTATTACGCTGCTTCCACGCAGTTCAATATCCTCTCCAGCACATCGAACGTCGCTCGCCTTGCAGACGTTGGGCTAAAGCTCGATCCTGACGTTACCGGCGTCTATGGGCAGTATGAGGTGGGGGAGGTGGATGCGGTTTATCGGAGTGACAGGTATTGGCAAAGCAAGGCCATTTCCTTGCAACTCTACCCGGACGTGGCTGGACGGACCATCACCAGCACCTTCTACGTGCCTCGGATGTGCAAAAACTTCACGCTGACAACAATCAGCGCAGGTTCGGCCAGCAATGTTTCGTCATATCCTCAAAACGTTCTGAGTGCGGATGCGTTCGAGTTCGGACTGCAAGGGATAGCAGGCGGTTCCGGCATGACCGTATCCAATCGTGTTTTGGCACTCAACGCGAGGCTTTAGAATGGTTTGTATCGACATTAAGGCTGATCATGGAGCGTTATTCGATGGTTTTACAGACGATACCGTTGCGTGGAAGTCTGCTGTTGCTGATTGGAAGGCGACAGGCCGAGAGATTGTCTGCCCTGTCGGTAGGTCGGTAGTTAGCGATACAATTCTCTTCGACAATATCGGGACCAAGCAGTTTAGCCAGGGCCCCCGCATCCATGCGCCGGGCCCTCTGTCGTCCTATTTGATCGGCAAGGGGATGTCCAACAAGCCAGTTATAAAGATCGATGGGCGCAATCCATCAGTGACTGCGCACCCGACCTATTTCGGCGCAACCCGCATTGAAGGTCTTGGCATAGAACAGGAGGACTGCACTAACTGCGACGGCCTTGACTATCAATCGACATGGCACACGACCTTTGAAGAGATTCACATGCGCGGCTTGTCAGGTCGCGGGTATTTCGCCCGAAATCCGCAGTATGGGGTCGGCTCAGAAGTTGGCGACAATAACGCCTCTGCGCATGTCGATATCCTGCAAAGCCGTGTAACCGATTGTGCTGGGCCTGCATGGTCAAGCGCGGGGTCTTATGGCGGCGTAACGAACCACGCTCTCAAACAGTTTTATTCTATGAATAATGCGCATAGCTTTGGCGAGGGTCAGATCGACAATGACGGCGCTTTGCATTTTGAGATGGCGAATTGCTATGTCGGGGCCTTTAATAACGTGAACCGCCCGCTTGTAAAACTCCGGTCATCCCATGTGATCCCCGATCAGGTTGTCATTAAGGGCGGTGAATACGGTAATGGCGGGGGCACACACTTTGACGTGGATACGGTGACGGGCTTCAATGTCATGAGCATTCGACAAGTTCGACGCTTCGGGGAAACCGCAGCGCGGTATGGATTCCTGTTGCGCAACGCTACGGGCCTGATCCGTAATTTTAACTTCCTCGATATTCTATTGAACGTTGATAACGTGGCCTATGACAGCGCGCCGTTCACGTGGATGAAAAAGACCGGACCATCGCCGCTAGAAGCCGTGCATTTCGGATATTCACCTGCGCTCAACAACGCTCCCGGCGTTGTGCCGTATGAAGGGTTTTGAAATGACAGATAACGCAGCCCGCTGGTCCAAGGCCCGCTTTACCCGCTCCACGGCTATTAACGCGCAAGCCGCCAAGATCGAAGCCCATCGCGAGCGCTACGAGGCTGTTTCCAAGGCCACAGGCGTTCCGTGGGACGTTATCGGCGTTATCCACTACCGCGAATCCTCTGGTGACTTCAAAGGCGTCCTCCACAACGGCCAGAAGATCATCGGTACGAATAAGAAGACGACCCTAGTCCCCAAGGGGCGCGGTCCATTCTCCACATGGGAAGAGGCCGCTATTGATGCGCTGGTCGTCTGCCCGCCCTATGCTGCGAAGAACAAGGATTGGTCCATCTGCGGCACTCTCGACATTCTAGAGAAGTATAACGGGCTCGGGTATCGGAATAAGGGCCTGCCCTCTCCGTATCTCTGGGCTGGGACCGACCAGTATGTCAAAGGCAAGTTCGTCGCAGACCACAAGTATGATCCTGAGCACGTTGACACTCAGCTTGGGGCTGCTGCGATATTGAAGAGGTTGCGGGATATGGAGAGGGCCGCTCCAAAGCCTATACCGATTGATCTGCCAGACGATCATGATGAGCCGCTAATTACCAAGCAATCATGGTGGCAGAAGATCGTCGCTGCGTTCGCTGATTTCCTTCTCTCGCTGCTCCCGAAAGGACGGTAAATGTTTGAATTCTTCCAAGACCAAATCATCGGTCAGGTTCTCGCTGTTCTGATCCCCATCATCGTTACCGCGCTCCTCGGCTGGGCTGCAATTCTCTATGCTAGGATTACGGGCAAGGAGATGGAAGCCAAACACCGTGAGGCGCTTCAGATGGCGCTTACGAATGGCGTCAATTGGGCGGTGCAGCAAATCCTCAACGGCAAGCTCAGCAAGGATGGCACGGTTCCTGAAAGCGCCAAGGTATCTGTTATCGCAGCCGCGCAACAGTATGTCACTGCATCCGTTCCTGATGCAGTGCGTAAGTTTGAAATCAGTCAGCCAACGATGGAAAAGCTCATCACGGCCAAGCTGCCCACTTCCGCGCCGAAGTCGCTGACGGAGAACTAGAATGGCCGAAGTAGCAATCAGCGCACTCATCTTCATCGTCGTTGTGGTCGTTGTCTGCGGCCTGCTCGCGTATCTGTTGCAGAGCGCCCCATTTATCGGTGAACCATTCAAGAGCATCGGGGTCTGGGCTATCGTCGCCATTGCCATCGTGGTTGTGGTTATAAAGCTGCTTGAACTGATCTAGGCCGTGGACGCTTCTGCAATACAAACCCTTCTGAGCGGTGGCCCATACGGAATCACCGCTCTTATTATATGGGCTTGGCTTAACGAGCGTAAAGAGCGCCGGGAAGAGCGCAAGGAATACGACGCCGAAATCAAAGCTAAGGACGACGCGCATATTGCGACTCTGAATAGTTGGCGGGCCGATACTCAAGTGCAGAGCGACAAGGTTTCGGCAATGGCAGAGAAGTTCATCGTTGCCATAGAAACCGGAAAGAAGGGCCAATAGCCATGTGGCCTTTCCGTAGAGAACCAAAGAAGCCTTCGCGCAACGCTGAGATTGATCGGCTTCAAAGTGCTGTTTCAACCAAGCGCAATGAGCTATATCGTAATCTCGTAAAGCTCGATGATGCAACGAAATCTATCGAGGATGAGGGGGTACGAGGAATGCTCGGAGATATCTTTCGCCAGCTAGACGAGGCTAAGAGCCGTGACTGACAAACGACCTTCCCGCAATCTTGCAGTCGCCCTTGTTCTTATCGCTACCTATGCGATCCCCGCTCTGTTCATTGAGCCCCAGACCATGTTGGACATTATCTCTGTCCCGATGCTGGTGTTTGGGGGCTGGGGTCTGTGCATCCTGTTCATGGAAACATGGAGAGCATTTGTCTCTGGGGACCAGGGCCGGGGTGCGCTGGGGCTGTTTGGTATCTTCCTGCTCCTCGTCAGCGTTGTGGTTATGCGCCCGTATGGAGTTGCATCTAGGAACGTCTTGGGCGCTAGAGAATGGCTGGATTCGACGCATATCTTTCCAGTTGCGCTATACCTCCAGGCATTGGGCCTGATGTTCTTCACACGAGCATCAGCCGCGCCCTATGTTCCTTCCAAGGGGCGCGGCATTGGGCAGTTGATCGCGGGTGTAGTTATCGGCATTCTGGTTGCAAGCTCAAAAGCGCTCGAACCTGTCCTCGTGTGGGTCGGGAAGATCATCAGCAGGTTCTTCTAGAACGCTGCAATCATAACCAGCGCCACTACCATTATGAGCGCCGTGCCCCATATCTTCGCCCAATCGTTCCGGTTCATGGCTACCAAGGCCCGATAGAATTGACATTGCCGTAAACCTGATGGCTATAGCGTTAGTACATCATCGTCAGCTGGTCGCTGTATGGCTTCTTCGCCTTCCATCTCGATAGCTTCCTCAGCTTCACTTCCTTTGTCGTCATCGGCGTTTGTCTCCTTGTAATGGTATAAAGCGGCTAGGAGAGCGAGGGTGGTGGATGGGGTCATGATTAATCCTCCGATGGGGCATTCCATCCTGGGATAACTCGTGGGGGCTCGCCAGATTCGATACGCGAGCAGGCTTCTACTAGTTCTCCTCCCCACTCTCGTTCAGCATACATGATTTTCACACAGCGCTCACGTTCAGTGAAGATGGCCCGCGCTATAACCGCTTGCTGTTGAAGCCAGAGGCCGGTCGGTATGTGCGTCAATGGACCTCCCATCAACGTATCGTTCGCAATTTCCCAAATGTCCTGAGGGATATCATCTGGCTTGCTCATTTCACCCATCCCATCTGCCTATCATACGATCTGTTCTTCACCTCTATCACGCGCTTGATTGGCTTTTGATAGGGTGTGGTGTTGCGGAATGTCCAATAGTTCCAACTGCTCATTTTATAGGTCCTCCAAATCTTCTCTATGGGTCAATCCTGTTGCAAGGTATCTCTGCCTATACCCAACCCGTCCCTTTATACCTCTGTAATCGAACGGCTTAGGGACTCCCTTCGCGTATGTGGTGACTGTCAGTGCGCTAACGCCAAGCCTTTTCGCAATGTACTTCCGCATCTCGCCAGCGGCTGTTGCTCGCCTAATCTCCTCGATTATATGAGGAGGCGTTTTGTGGCTCATTTCCCCACCACCAATCTAATACCCTCAGACAGTTCATCCTTGCCCACAATCATCGCGCATTTCCCCGTTTAGTCGGCATAGCCTTTTCGGCTTCCGCTCCAAGTCTCTTGCCGAGATAGTAAGGCCAGAAGATCACTCTAAAGAATGAGGTGTTATCCGAAACCCCGAATATTCCTCCCATGTAAATGATGAATGCCCAGATTATCATTCGCTCGCCCCTACAGCAGCAGTCAGCCCGGAAACCACCTTGTCCAGATCAGCATGGCGCTGGTCTAGGGCCTGAATGCCAGCCTTCATGATCTTGTCGGCGTCCGAAACTTCGCGGTCCTGAGCTTCCCGTGCGATTGAAATGCGGGCGTCATAGATGCGCTGCGCTTCGTCCCTCATGAAATCGTACTTCCGAAGGAGAGATTCCTTCTGTTCCTCAATCAGGCCCTTCTCATCATTGGCATCCTGAATCTGTCGCAGCCACGTCACGCGCTGTAGATTGCTCTCCTGATAGAGAGGGCGCGTTGCGGGAAGTTCGCTTGTGGACATGGCTTCGTTGATCAGTTTGAGATTGGGTTTACGTGCGGTCATTCTGCCTGCTCCTTCTTGTTAAAGTATGCTCTGAGGGCGATTATGACGATATTAGCCTTGGTTCTGCTAACTCTCTCGGCCTCAAGCTCTAGATCACGCCGTAGCTCGCTGGGGAGGCGAATATCCAGCCTAGCGTCACTCTTCGAAATCATTGGTTAGTCCCTCCGGTTGGTGGCTAATGAGTGCCAGACATTGCCGGGCTAGTCAACTTCCAAATTTACGCTTAGCCCAAGCCGTCTTCCTGCTCTGGATCGGGTGCTTGGTTTTCTTCCGCGTCTCTGGATTGGCTTGGCGAATGATGCGATTGCTTTTCGCGATGGCCTTAACGTCTGCCTTTGTCTTGGCCTTATGGCAGTCCTTATGCGCCGGGGCTAGGTTGTCATCCTCATCAGAGCCGCCTAGCTCCCGGCTTACTTGGTGATCTATGTCATAAGGCGCATCAGCCGCGATCTTGAGCTTGCACAGCCAGCATATGCCCTCATGAGCTAGGAATATGCGGGCTCTCTTGGCCTTGCTGATAGATGGCCGTTTACTGGCATAACTCACGGCGCAATCTCTACCACCTCAACGCCCGCCCTACGTGCCTTCCGGCACATATCAGCAGTTCCACGCCCGCCCGGAAAGGCAATGACTAAATCTGGCTTGCCTTCATCCAACATTAACTGGTTTCGCTTTGGACCGGCAAAAGAACCGAACGCCTCCCAATCGGCCTCATAGGTATCGTAAGGGATATCCTGAGCGTACGCCCACTGGCGGGCTAGGCGATCAGCACCGTTAGCGCCGCCCTCCATTAGGCGATCTATGCCCGCTTCATCATTCAGTGTGTTCAGGACCGCTCGCAATCTTGCGTGGTCGCTATAGTCCCTGCCCCCACAAACTAGCACTCTCATTCTCTCACCTCATCCGTAAACACGACGCCCCTCTCTGCTCCGAAGGCGAAGATCAAATCCATCAGCGTTGATAGTTCACCTTTGGTCATCGCGGACGTATGTAGCCCCGTCACGACAAAAGTTCCGCTATCGATCCCTGGCACAACTTTAGACTTGCGCAGAGAGGCAGTGAAAATATCCTTCCAATCGGTGTTGGGCAGATATTGTCCGTACCACTCAACTTGTTCCGCAACGTCCGTTAAGGCCTGCCATAAAAGCCGGTTCTGGGCATCACTCCTCTTTGCGGCCTTTACCGTCACGATATAGCCATCCGGCGCATTCCGAACCTCAGCCAAGGCGTTCTCACGTACTCGTGGGCTGATCAAAGTAAACGAGGTCATGGCTCTAGGTTGTCGAAATCTGGAGCCTTGTATTCAGATGGCTCGCTCTTTTCCAACTGCGCAAACTTGGTAGCCTTCTCAGTCTCAATCTTTGCATAAAGATCAGGAGACAAAATGGACTGCGCTTTGATCGTTGCAGGCGCGCCCCATAGATTGTTGAATGTAGCCTTATTCGCGCAAGCAGCATTAGCGATGGATAGCCTTGCATAAAGGTTTTGCGAGTCTGGTGCCTGATTGTTGCTTTCTGCCCCTACGTCCTTCACAGGCTGGCTGGGTGGGCGCTTTGGCGGGGTTCGCTCCATTGCCCCTTCCCCGTCATCATCAACCGGAGGAAGCCCAAGAGCCGCCATAAGCGAGTATCGTTGCATATACGTGATCGCAGAGCCGACGCCCTGAGGATCGCGCTTGCCCAATGCAATGTCTCCCTCAAACTTCATCCACTCGCCACTTTCGGCGTGAATGAGCATAGTTGTGACAGCCATTACGCCGTCAACAATCGCGCCGGGAGATTGAGTGTAGAGCAGGCCGACCTTCTGCAGCTCTGGAACGGCTGTATCTCGCACGGCCTCTAGGTTAGCATAACGGGACTTGAAACCGGGATTGACCTTGTTCTTCTCGACGCCATCCACAGCCCCTTGGAATGTGAATAGGGCGGCGGCGATTGATTTGATGCTCTCGCTATGGGTGATCATTTGTCATTATCCAATTCCTCTACCCATTTCTGGAGAACTGCCATCTCTGACTGAGCCATTCCTTTGATCAGGAATTCGCTTCGCAGCCAGCCTTTCAGTTCCTTGTATTCTGCCAATTTACCGTTGAACTGGCACTTATCAAGATACCTTCGGACCGCTCCGCGAAGCAGCGCGCCCGCTTTAACTGAAGCGTTAAAAGTGGTCATGTGGTTTTCACCATAATCCCCGGCTCTCCGGTCTTGATCTGTGCGCCAGGAATATCCGTACCCGCTTCAATCGCCGCCTTAATCGCTGCCTTGTCTGCCTTGCGCTCGGACGCGAAATATCCTTGAGGCAAGCTGTTAACGTCCAGAACCTCAATGCTATCACGGCCCTTTGTGGCGCTTACGGTAGCCTCTGGCAGGGCGATAGACTTACGCCCCGACATGGTAAGCACGCGCTGCGCTAAGCCCTTCATAGCCTCTTGCCGCCGCGTCCATCGTGCCTTGCGTTCTGACAAGTCCTCAAAGCGCGGCTTCATGCCATCTAGCATTTCCTGAGCTTCGAACAGATGGCTCAATACGCGGGACATGACGCTCTCAACGTCGAATTCCCCAGAAATCATATCGGCCTTTAACGCGTCGTCTTCGGCCAATTCTGGATAGGCGACGATCAGGGCTTCAATCTCACGCTCTAGCGCGCTGATGTCCATTTTAAGGTAATCAGCCATTCAAGGCCTCCTGCATCTTCTGGCAATCCTCAAGCAAGAATTGAAGATACATTTCCTTCTGCATCTCGCAGTTTGGATATCCGGGGATAGCTTGGTATTGCGTATTATGGTGCAGAATTGCTTGGGCAATCCCCTCCAGCTTCTGACGCAGCGCCATATCACGTAGTCTGTTTGTATCGATGGGTGTCATTCCTCAGTCCTCTCTGTAGTTTCTCAGAACCAAACTTACACAGCATCTTTCTTGCTAAGGATGCGTGGCTGGTTCTCTCCTAGACGCTCTTTCATATCGTCAAATGGGACGATGGCTCTTGCTTCTTCAACAGCTTCACGTTGCCACTCATCAAATGGAGGGATGATTGGGAAGCGACCCGGTTTAAGAAAGCTGTCCAGTGCCCATAGGATCGCATACAAGATGCCAATTATTAGCAGGGCGGGAGACAGAACGGCGAAAGTTACATATTCCGCAAACTTCAAAAATGCCTGCCTGTTGATCTGCCTCTTTACCTCTGGGATTTTATGGGCAACGTAAATGTTTCGGAAAAATCGCGGCCTCGGAACAATGAACCTCCACGGTAAAGAGTCAGTCACAATCCGCATCATAAGCCTCCCTTTGCCTTCAACATTTCAATCGGGCTATATTCGCCGCCCAACCACAATCCTAGAGCTACAGTCAGAACCAACACTCCTATGGCTATCTCTAGTGTACGGTGATGGAGTGCATACGAGATGCGGGCTGCACGATCTGAGCGGTATGGACGGGGTGGATAGGTCATTTTCTGCCCTCAGCTTTAGCTATGGCTGCACGCAAACGTGTAATTCCAGACTTTTCAGCGGGATCCTTTGAAAACGGAGCAATGGCACTTTCGGACCACTTAGCCATCTCTAAAAGCTCTGGCGCGGCGGCGATAAGGCGGGCGTTTGCAACAGCCTCAGCTTGCGACACGGCGTAATCCCACTTGTAAGGCCATTGCCCTCCCGTGCGGACAACCATGCAATCTTCATGCACTGACGGCGCATTGATCGAAAGCGGCCAGCCAGTCCATTCGTCTCCGCTGTCATCGATGAAGACAGTCCAAGGCCCGTCTGTGTGTTTGATGCTCATTTCTCATTCGCCCATTCTAGAGTATCAGCAGGGATAGTGTACTTACTGTCTCGGATAGATGCCTTAATGGCCTTGCATGCTTCCATGTAGGAGTACCAATATTCCTCATTGAGGATGAATACGGCGTCCCTTGCGCTTTCGAGGGTTAGGTCATGAACCAATCGAACCTCCGGGATATCGATAATCAGGCGCGGTTCGAAGTCTCCGCTGCCGACGATGGTACTGATGCGGACGTTCATTTTCGGTCAATCCCCATGTCGTGAAGTGCCACTTCAAGCGCGGCATTGAAGGTTTTACCGCCACCAGAAACGCACTTATCGTCATCGTCTCCCTCGTCATGCCAGTGCAAGTACACCGATACGTAGTTCCTAGAATGCTGCACCATGACTGACATGGTGGTCAGTTTGTGATCTTCGCATAGCCTGCGCAGTTGGTCCTCACTCATCTCTATCTCCTTAACTCTCCACCAATAGCCGCTGCTCTGTTCGTAGGGTCAGAGTGACAGAACAAATATGTGCCGTCAACATGATTGTTGTTGCGATGCAAACAAATCTGTTTTATGGTTGGATATATCAGCAAGCGAGGTTTGCATGACAACTGATCAATTCAGGGAATGGCTAAAGCGCACAGCGAAGGGCGGAAGCCTAGCATCCCTGGCAAAGCTATACGGCGTTTCACCGACGCTATTACAGATGGTGGCAAGCGGCGCTCGTGCTCCATCTGATGGGTTCCTAGCCAAGTTTGGGATGGAACGTCACATCGTCAAGCGCAAGAAGGAGAAGGCAGAATGACAATCAAGATCGAAGAAGGGAAATTCTACAAGGCTGAAACAGGCGAGAAGGTTGGCCCAATGGAGAGATGGATCAGTTGGGAAGTTGAGCATCCATGGCAGCAAAAATACGGAAGCTCAGACTTTGACGAGAATGGCGATATCTGGCGCGATGACGGTACCAGCGAACACAACGTTCCGCGCCTTGTCGAGGAGTGGAAGGAATAATGACCCTCCCCACGTTCGGCCTCTGTCTGTGTTTTATCCTAGTGTTGGTACTTATACCGTTTATTTGGAATATGAAGGAAGGGGCTTGGGAATGAGTGGAGTGCATACGTACGTCTGCGAAAGAAACGAGCGAACTGCGTATATTTTGGACCGAAAAACCAAGCCTCGAATGGGCCAGATCATCACGGCCTACGGCTCTAAGTTTCAGGTCTGGTACATCGAAGAGAAGCCAGATGGCCGATGCAATGCACGACTTGAACCATACCACAAACCGAGGGAAATTCAATGAGCACTGACAACGTAGGCCGCGCCGAAATCCGTTCATACGCCGAGAGAATTATCCGTCTCGATGATGAACGCCAAACGCTGGTGGACGACATTCGCGAGATACGTGCCGAATGCAAGTCTCGTGGCTTCAACGTCAAAGCACTAAACGCCGCGATCAAGCGCCACCGAATGACGGGCGATGAGCGGGAGCAGTACGACTTGTTTGAAGAAGAAGCCCACTTGTACCTGTCAGCTATTGAGGGAGAAGATGAATGATAAATTCCGTTGCAGCGTTCATCACCACAGCGTTAGGCGTTCTGGTTTTTTGGGCCATGTTCCATTTCGGCCTAGTATCGAAACTAGAAGCCGTTCTGGCTGGCGTTGTAATCATACTGGCCTATTACTCGTTTCGGGATAGCGGTCGCATTGATGACCTAGAGAGGCGGCTAGGCAAATGATCGGCCATCAATCCATGATCCACCTTACGACCATCCGGCGCGGCTCTCTTGCTACGCGACTCCCCAACGTTTTCGCTCGCACTAATGCGGCGCTCATCGCTGAGATGATGCGGAAGCCAAGGCCATGATTACCTTCGAACTGCCCTTCCCAAGCAAAGCCCTTAGCCCCAATGGCAGGGCGCATAGGATGGAAAAGGCCAGGGAGGCCAAGAAGGCCCGCAAATGGGCGTGGGTGGCTGTCCTAGCTGCTCTTGGGCGCAATCGGTGGGCTCATGAAGGCGCGGCGATTGTGTGGACGGTTCACCCGAAGACCGCGAACGCAATGGATGACGATAATGCCATCTCTATGCTCAAACCAAGCAGAGATGGAATAGCAGACGCTCTGGGCATCAATGACAGAACATTCCAGGCGTCATTGATATTCGGAGAACCAGTGAAGGGCGGGAAGGTCGTTGTGACTATATCCCCTCTATGACAAGCCGCTGAAAGGAGACGAGAATGGAAGAACACATTCAGGAGCAAACGGAAATTCTACACGGCAAGCATAAGGGCAAAATGGTCTGGGAGGTAATTCGTGATGACCCAAACTATGCCCTTTATGCGAGTAAGGAATATGCGTGGTTTCCAAAGCTAACGCCGGATCAGAGTAAGGACTGCCAATCTCGATATAATTCCCTGCCGCTTAGGGATTGGTCAACATATGACATGGCAGACTACGGCGACAATTGGTCTTAACACACAATCCAGAGAAGGAAGAATAGAATGGACGTATCGAACGATGAAGTTATGCGGGCACTGACAAAGATGGTTGTCGAGCAGTTTACCGCCAGCCTCGCCACAAGGGCACGGGAGTTTGCCAAGACGCTTCCAAATGGGACTGATGGGCCAATGGCGCTTGAGGCCTTCGCCTCTGCCATCGAAAGTACCAATAACAATCTCTATCCGCTCCCGCCATCTATGTCCTAACCAACAAATAGGCCCGGAGGCTGTTATAAGCTATCCGGGCCGTTGTATCGATAGGCAGGGCTTGAGTACCTGCTTTGAGAGCGACCTGTCGGCTAACTGGCTCTCGACCCTCCGACTTCATCCGGCCACGCACGTCCTTCCGTGCTGCTATCCATAAAACAATAGCTCTATTACTGTATTAGTGCAATGGCTTTGGATGGGTGAGGAGCGGAGAAGCCGGGATCGAACCGAACTCACATGGCCGTGTCTAGCTAGTCCACGTACCGGAGAGCAGAAGCCAACTGCCATCTCTCCGCATTAGTCAAATACTACCCCATCCTATCCTCTGAAGCAATGAGGCCCGCCACGAATGAACGGAGCGAGCCTCTTGACGCTGGGGAGGGATGCGTCTAGAAATGAAGGCGTCGGACGAATTGCAAGTTCCCCGACGATGACCGAAGTGGTTTCGACACATTCGGTAAGGTTTAAATACCAAGTCTAGCACTTTGGTTCAAGCCCTTACCCAGATATTGTTGAAGCCATTAGGTCGCCAAGCTGCGAAGCGGTGTACCTTTGGCCATGCGCCACACTTAATCGGCTTGGGACGAAGGGCTTACCCGTTGGCCTCGACAATGCGGAGACTAGAAACGAATCTGCGGGCAACGCTTCTCTTTGCGACCCGTGACCGTGACGCGGGTAACCGTGTAGGCTTATCACGTTGGGTTGTGGGCTGGACTCCACGATCTGAGATAGCGGGCCTAAAAGCGCTATCGGGGACTATGACTACCCTGCCTTCGGGCTCCCCTTAGTCTGGGGCGTGGTGCAATATCACGGGGGAAAAGGCGAAGCTATGTCTGAACGAATAACAACCGAGGATTAAAGGATGACAAGCCATCCGAATTACAAAGGTTACGACGCCACGAAGGGAAACCCCGAAGCGCGTCCCGTGAAGCCCAAAATGCACCTATCTGCGCATATGGGTCGCCTAGCATTGAAAGACCTGTACCTGGACGTTCCCAAGGGCTGGCTCGCACCATTGAATGACGTTGTGATCTGGTGCGATCAGGGAGATATTGATTTTTGCCCATCGCCGTTCCCTTATCAGATTGCGAAGCTGGTTAGTGGAGAGTTCACGATTGTGCTTTGGGCATCGAAGCACAAGAAACACCGGACCAAGTTCATAAAGCCAGCATTTGAAGGGCCGGTAAGCGGGTTCGGGGCCGAAGAGGCGATGATTGCAGTAAGGAGATTGGTGGAATGAGCGAGAAAAGGATGCCGAGGCAGCTCGATCTGGGGCAAAGCACAAGCACCACAATGGCGCACGCGATGGGGCAGTATAGGTATTGGAAGGATGGAGAGGTGGAAACGCACGGGCGGCGAACAGTGATGGGATTTGTCTTGCCAGATTGGCAGCGCGGGCTTGTCTGGACGAAAGGTCAGAAGGTTTCGTTCATCGAAAGCGCATGGCTTGGAATCCCAATCGGAACTTACTCGTATAACCAGACTGAATTGGGCTCTAAGAACGATCATTTGCTTATCGATGGGCAGCAGCGAATGAGCGCAATTCAGGACTACGTAGAGGATGAGTTTTCGGTATTTGGATGCCGGTTCTCAGAACTAGAGAAGCCTGACGAGCGCCGTTGGTCAATGATGGTTAGTTTCCCGTGCTACATCGCCAAATCCGAGGACGAGGCATGGTTGAAAAACTACTACAACCTGACGAACTTCGGCGGCACTGCGCACCACGAGAGCGAGAGGGCAATATGACCCCTCGCCAATGGCTAGAGACAACCGTAGAGGCGGATTTAGCAGAGGAGCTAATCAAACACCGCCAACGCCTTCGAAAGCCCATGACAGACTTCGCAGCAAAGCTCTTGGCTAAGAAGCTGGCAGCATGTCCCGATCCTAACGCCGCCGCTGAGATGATGATAGAAAAAGGCTGGCAATCCATAGAGCCAAGCTGGGTCCAAAACACACAGCAGAGAGCGATAGGAAATCAGTCAAGGTCGGTTGGTTCGGTGTTCAGCAGCTTAGTAGCGCAGATGGAGAATAACGATGGGGTACGACGCATACAAAGTAGCGACAGCGTTCGACAGGATGTTCCGCGTCTGCCGTTTGCCTTTGACGAACCCAGATGATCCACAGGAGCCCGCGAAGCTCTCTGCCATGTATCTGGAGGCTTGCGAGGGCTACACTACGGGGGCGATAGTCGATACGTGCGAGGATTTCACCTTCGGGCGCGTCGATGGCATCAACAGAGCTTGGGCTCCTAATGTCCCACTGTTCGCGTCACACCTGAGTTCCGTCCAAAGCCATCTTAACGGGCCCAAGAGTTTGCACAATGCGGCGGTAAAGCAAATCGCCCTCCGCGACAAGGATGCAGAGGTAGAGCAATCCCGCACCCCTGAGGCAATGGCGAGGGTAAGGAGCATGATGGAGGGGTTTGTTGAATCCGTCGATCCAAAGCAGAAAACGCCAGAGGAAATCGCTAGGGCAAAAGAGGACGCCAAGCGCCACGACGCCTTCTATGCCAATGAGTTTGAGGAACGTATTCCCGGCGTCCGCGTCAGTTCATATCTCATTAACAAGCTAGAGCAAGTAAACGGAGAGGGTTGATGGCAAAGAACCATTGGGACGCAATTCTAGCAGCTAGGCCGGTGAATAGGCTTGCGGCAACTGTGACGTCAAAAGGCGAAAGTTATGAGCCAAACGTAAACTCAAAGGCTACGTTTTGGGATGAGCGGCCTGAGCTTCTGGATATTAGAGAAACGATGGCAGTGCAGCCACAATTTATTGACCTAACTGGCATGTCAATTGGCCGAATGGTTGTTGTTGGAATGTATGCCGACGACCCGCCATCAAAGACGAAGAAGGCAAAGGGTGCGCTTTGGGTATGCCGCTGTGCATGCGGAAGGTATCAAGGTGTGCGCGCAAAGAAGATCAAGAAGTCAGAAAGAGATAGGTGCGACTATTGTTGTCATACCGACGATCTGAGGAGTGGACGTATATACGAAATAAGTTCCGGCATAAAGGTAAGTTCATACCTGATCGATAAGCTAGGATACGAGACGTTTAACAGCGCCGACACTGACGGCATGGATATTGGAGAGGATCGATAATGGCTTGGGATCACAGATACCGGCAGCTTCAGGAAGGCGAGATTATCTTGCAGACGGATCAGTGCATGACGGACGATAAGTGGGAGCCAGTTAAGCATACGGCAGGACAGAAGGCCCCCGATCCAGCTTACACATCGCATCGTTGGTATCGTCGCCTCATCATCTCCCAAGCCCAACCCACTCCATCCAAACAAGAGAAGATGTAAATGAGCGAAATGATTGAGCGAGTAGCCAAAGCCATTTTCGAGACATGGGCGGAAGCTGAGGGGTCCGAAACGACTTGGGATGCGCTTGTTCAAATGCAGTCGATGGACGGCTACGCCAATTCCAAGAAGCATTACAAGATGGCTTTTGATGAAGCTAGAGCAGCTATCGATGCGATGCGCGGGCCAACCGACGACATGGAGAGCGCCGGATGGGAACAGCTTCCAGATCATCCTGACGAATGGAACCCCATCTCTGCATATGAACGCATGATCGACGCCGCACTAAAATGATCTCCTTCATCCTAGAGCGCCGTGAGGAACTAAGACTTAACCCCGATGATCGCGCTACCGCAGTCCAAACCCACGGCATTGGCACAACGGATAACACAAATCATCTCAACAGAACGACGCCTCTAACTCCTATGCCTAAATCCATCATTGCAATCATCAAAGGGAATAAGAAATGAGCGACACAAACGTATTTGTATGCACAGGCCGTCTAGGTGGCGATGTGAATGTCAAAACATTCCAAGACGGAAACAAGGTTGCCAACTTCAATCTGGCAATTGGCGAACAATGGAAGGCGAAGGAAACCGGGCAGAAGCAAGAGCGCACCCTATGGTTAAACGTGTCCATCCAAAACCAGGGCATTGCAAAGGTAGCGGAACAATACCTCAAGAAGGGGAGCCGTGTCAGTATCGCCGGGAAGCTCCAATCCCGCGAATACGAGAAGGAAGGGCAGAAGCACACGGTCATTGAACTGGTCATAAGCCCCTACGGAGGTTCGCTGACGATGCTCGACGGCCCAAGTGGGGATAGCCAGCCACGACAGCAGGACCGCCAGCCAGCGAGGTCCGCAAGTGCTCAGGCCCCTAATTGGTCCGCTGACGATGACGGAATACCGTTTCTAATGGAGTGGCGCTGATGCTCTCCACGGTAGAAACCCATGAGTATCTAGCGCGCAGAGAACGGCTAGGAGTTTTCCAAGCCAAGCCGGTAGCTATCAAAAGGCGTGAATTAAAGATCGATCAACCGGAGCCAGTTTATGTCCCGATTGCAGAATCATTGAGCGATTCTATCGATGCTGAGAAGTGGAAGGGGGTTATGAGAGAAGTTTCGAACAAACACGGCATACCTCTCGAAACCATAAAATCAAAGTCTCGATCCCGAAAAACAACAATGGCGCGCCATGAGATTTGCTACCGGCTAATTACGGAATTCAAAATGTCCTACCCCGCAGCGGCACGGAAGCTAGGTTATGATAACCACACATCAGTGCTTCATGCCGTAGATAAATTTGCATCGCGTCATGGGCTTCCTCCAGTCATCCGCGCTCACATAGTCGTTCACGAAGGAAGGGACAAAGAAATGTATATGATGTGTCGGGGAGGAGCGACTTACAAAGAGGTTGGAGAGGCGTTCGGCCTATCTGTCCCGCATACGAATAACGTTTGCATCGAATATGCAAGGGCGAATGGCCTGCCTCATCCGCAATCCAATAATGGCGGATCGTTCTAGTAGAAAGGTGTTGACGGCAAAGTGACGGCATTATAGAGTCATGATGCGAACAAGGAGAGAGCAATGTCTAAGCTGCGTTACGAGGTTAAGCCCCGCCCTGAATACAAACAGGAGCCAGGGTTCACACATATGACCGTGGACAACAAGGCGCGGAAGGCGGTTAAGTTTGGAACCAAGGCGGATTGTGAACTGGAAGCGTATGCCCGTAATGACGGAAAGACGGTGGGGTAACAGTGTTCAAGCTCACAATCCGGATTAACGAGGAGATGCGCGAGAAATTGCGCCTCCTCTCCCAAGCGAACAACCGCAGCATGAACGGGCAGGTAGTTGAGGTCTTGCAGAAGGCTATCGACAATCAATCCATTCCCAAGCCCAACTAAACACAACGAGAGAGTAGAGCTAATGAGCAAAGATAAAAGTCTGGTGGCCTTAATCGACCTTGAAGCCTCGCATGATTGGGAGGGCGTTCGCATAGCCCTTGAAAAGCTACAGTCCTATCTTGAGAAGCATGAGCCTCATGCTGTCGCGTCAATTGCAAGTATCATCAATACAATCGAAGCACTTCCTGAGTAACGCCAACCACCTAACCTAAAACAAAGCGATCTTGGAGGATCAGATGACAGACAAGAAGATGCGAACAATCCTATTCTTTCGAGAAGGCACGTTCTATCCAACAGAATATCCGGCCAATTATTCGAACTGGCAGGTGGAGGCAGACAGGAACCCCGGAACGATCCGTATCGAGGACATCAAGGGCAAAGTTCTGTGGAAGCGCCCGGTGCTTCAATGATCCGTACAATCCTCATCCTAAGCCTCTCCCCATTCCTAGCGGGCTGCAATATTCAAGACCTGATCAATCCCGGCGCGGCATCCCGAGAAGCCTACGAGCACAGGCAGTCAATTCTAATGCAACCTGTTAAGGAAACGCCGAAAACTATTCATGTCGAACCCGATGTGTATAGAGAACCCACAAAGCCCGTATGCATAGTAACCTACAGAATAAACCGCTGCGATGAAAACGGAAACACGGTGGATTGGTATTACCTATGAGCGAGCACAATCCAATGAGGCTACCAATGTCGAAAACAACTGAAGAGAAGGATTGCGGATGGTTGATCCACAAGGCGGGTCGAGGCTGGTATCGCCCGAATGCAGAGGGCTACACAAACGACACCGAGCAAGCTGGGCGGTACTCACATGCGGACGCCCGCAGCCATTCGCACCCTAATGGCTGGGATGGGCCGCGCGACGGTATCACGATCAAACACGAAAGCGAACTCCGCTCCGGTGGGGAGGAGAAGAATGGGGTGGGTGTAAAGCCGGTGCTCGATTGGATGGGCAACGAAGGCGGCCCTGGGGCTGACATAGTGGCAACTCCATCGCCATACATTTGTTACCGCATACGGCACCTCAGCCCAGACACCTTTGATGTCATCCTCAACACGGATACGGGCGACAAATGGTTTCGCGAGGACGGCGAAACGCACACCACATACTCGTCAGCAAAGTCCTTCTGCGCGGCGGACTATCGCAAGCGCACCGCCCTCACCAATACCGACCTGTCTCTCCGCGCCGAGAACGAAAGGCTGAGGAAAGAGATTGAGGATGCGGTAGCGCTGGCTGAAAGGCTCAAACTCGAAGCTCAGGGGCACGCCTGCGAAGCGCGAACCGCCAACGCCACGATTTACGAAATCTATCAGGTGCTCAGCGGTTCATCTGGCGAGCCCGGCAACTGGAACGGCGCGGAGCCCGCGCGCGCTTTCGTGGCAGAGACCAAGGCAAAGCTGGAAGAGGCGGCGAAGGTGCTGGAGCCGTTTGCCAGGGCGGCAGGATATTACGCGCGCGATGGACTTAACGATAAAGAGTTCGTGGTGAATTCCAGCACCCGCAACCGAAATGGCGAAGAGGTTGAGGCGGCACTTAGAAGGGGCGATTTCCGCGCCGCCAACGCCTTGCTCGCAAATCTTAAAGGGGCAGAGTGATGGCTAACGAATCCGAAATCGACCGTATTTTGACGGACCTTGCTGACCTTTCCGAAGGCGACACGATTGACGAGTTTCAGGCTGCGGCGCTTCTGCAAGCCCAGACAATTCTCCAATCCCTTCGCAGCCAAGCGGGGGTAAGTGAGGCAGTGGCTTGGATATCGGTATGCAAAGAAGGCCCATATCAGGGAGAGGTCGAAGCTCAGACTACCGAGCCGACCAAGCCACCGTTCAACCCGCAATGGGGTGATTGGCAACCTGTCTACGCCCGCCCCGCCCCCATTGAGATAACGGAGGAAGCAGAGCGTGCCTTCAAAGACGGACTTGCCTATGGCAGCAACGTAAGAAACGCCGATCCTGACATTGCATGGGGTCATTCCGCAATCCGCGCCGCCCTTCAAGGAGAGACGAAATGAGCGACGTAAGCATGTACGATCTGAAATGCGAGTATGGCACTTATTCACAAGAGGAACTGTTCGAACGGATGAATGAGCTGATGAGCCTGAAATCCGCCGTTGACGAGGCTCATGATATTTATCGAAAGGCGCTAGCTACCCGTGAGAATGGGAACGTTGCGGCGCATAGAATGGTTGATATGGTGTCTTTTGCACTGAGTAAGTACCAAGAACCCAATACTCCTCCAAAGCCCACTTGACCTAACCCAGCAAACCACGCATAAAGATGATGCAAGCCCCTCCTCTTGCGTTCTGCTCATCTCCTCCCCCGGAAACCCTCGGCACTGATCATGTCGGGGGTTTCTGTTTATAGGTCTTGTCTTACGCATAAGATTCGTGTACTCTTACGGACATGAAGAATTGTGAGTACTGCAAAAGCCCCGCCCATAATTGGCTCGACTGCCCTAAGAAGCCAGTCGGGTGGCGGCCTGATCGTCTCACCAAAGTTAGGATAGGCACTCCAAGCCCTGACAGGCCGGTTACGCCAAAGAGTGATGTGTCAGCATTGCCGCCTCGAAAAGAGGTCCATACACAATCGACGGCGCTGTTGACGGGGAAACAGGCCGACCCGAAAGGGGTCAAACCGGTGGGAAGCATAGAGGCGACCCGTGATGAGTTCGAGCCTCATCCAGTCGATACTAATGCCGGATCGTCTAATGGCAGGACAGTGGCCTTTGACGCCATCAACGCTGGTTCGACCCCAGCTCCGGCACCCAAATTCGATAAGAAGGCATGGATGCGCGAGTATATGCGCGAGCACCGCAAGGGCATTCGTCGTCGTCCCAAGCCCTCTATCCAAACCACCACAGAAGAGAGGAACGAGTAGATGATAGAGAGGTGGGTGGCTACGGGGTCTATGATTGGGGATAGCGGACTTAAAATCGGACCATGGAGCGGCGATTCGTCTAAAAGAACCGCGTACACTCGCGAATGGGTTAGATATCGGCATCATTGCAATGAAGTGGCGCTTCTGAGGCGAGAGATTAAGCGCCTCAAGGCCCTGTTGGAGAGGAACGAGGAATGAAGAAAGCGCAGCAATCGGCATCTGAGATAATTCAGGCATCTTGGTTTGCCCAAGAGCATGGATCGGGCTTCTTTGCCGCAGCCCTTACAGACGGGGCTAAACTCATAGAGGAGCAAGCCGCACGTATTGCTGAGTTGCAGGCTGAGTTGGAGCGGGAGAAGAAAGAGACGGGACGCCTTGATGGGGCGTGGCATGCACTTCATGAGCGCATGGTAAAAGATAACGAGGGACATGCACGGTATTTTGAGAAGTCGCAAGCTCGCATCCATGAACTATTCGACGCAGAAGCCGCATCCCAAGCCCGTCTATCCGAAGCAGTGAAGGTGCTGGAGAGGATAGCGGCTAACTATGAGGATGGAGCGACGTTCTCAGGAACTCAGTGCGCCGATATCGCCAATCAATTTATCGCCACTCTAGGGGAGAACAAGAATGAAACCTGATGATATCCCGCAATGGGCTTGGGATGATGCACTAGCTTGCGTCGATGTGGTTGCCCCTTATTGTGATCGAGTAGATTACGACTCGGGGCTTGGGCGTTATGACGCGACAGCTCGTGCTCTCATGACTGAGAGAGAAAGATGCGCTCAGATGGTTAACGATGAAGCTGAGAGGCAACGTTGTAATAAGACTTCAGCCTCCAATAAGCAGGCCATGTGGTTTGATCTCCTTGCCGCCCGCATCCGTTCCAAAGCCAACCAATAGAGGAGAGCAGAGATGAGAGATGTTTTGATAGATGCTGTAGCTGAAATCCTGAGTGCCGTTGGTGACTATCTCCCTCCCGATGGGATCGGAAAGGATGAACTAATCAATAGGGTTATATATGCTACGGATAATCCAACCTTTAATGCTGAATGGCATTTGAATTGGGATGGCCGACAGGCTCGTGGGAATGGCGATCTATACGAAGTTGGAAAGCTATCGGATATCGTATGGGTTACAATGAAAAACGGGACTGAGTTTGGAGGATGGAAGACGACGGAGCGAGAAGCTAAGCAGGTAGCCCAAAACAACTTTCGTTCCAAATCTAGCTGATAAAGGTGATTAAGGTGAGCGAGTTAATTGATAGACTGAAGCTAATGGCTAGTGGAAATGCAGAGGTCATGCTTGGAGACATAGATGAGGCCGCAGACGCACTAGAGGCCCAAGAGGCAATGATAGCGGCGTTGGAGCGTTTGCGTGAATATGGGGAGGCCAAGAATGACGGGACTAATGATGGCACCTTGTTTCGCTTTGAGGGCGGTAAGTGGTTCTTTCTAGCCCTAACCCCATCACTACCCAAATAGAGAGAGAATGAGCATGAGCGAGATGGTAACTGACACCGGCATGTGGAGATGGAATAAAGAGGATTGGCTTGTGGTCCAAAAGAAAGACGGCTCTGTTGTCTGCAATTCTGATGGGAGTTTCACAGCGGCTTCAGCCTCAACATGGAGATCGTGGAAAGCATCGGGGTTTTGGAACCGTCTGCCCCAAGATGAACCAGAAGGTACGCGAGAATGACAGACATGTTTCCCGTATATGCTACGATTAGACGACCATCTGGATTTTCGGACCCGGAATTTTATGAGAGCGAAGTGAAAGTGTTGCAATTCGTGTATGGAAAACACCGAGATGCCGCTGGCTATGATAAGATGGGGGAATGCACTTTGGCGGTTTGCGCATATCAAGAGCAGATCATATCTGTACCAATAGCGTGGCTAGTCACAAAGTAGAGATATGGCTTCAGCAAAGCTGAAGGTATCCTTGGCCTCCAGACCCAAGATCAATCAGACAAAGGAGGGATGAGTACGCCAGCCTTGAACGAATGACCGAATAGCGGTAACTTAGCTAACCTCCCTGTTTGCTGGAGTTTAGCAACATGTCTACCAGACAGATCAAGCCCTACGGGGTTGCACCTACCCAGGAAGTCGTACTTATCGATGGATCGGGCAACCTACTCGGGACCGCCGCCGCCCCACTCCAGACTGCTACAAGCAATCTACAAACCGTAGCGGACCTCACTAAGACCATTATGCCTCCTATCGTAGTGGCAGGCACAAATACAATCGTTGCCGCCGCTGCGAGTAACAGAGGCCGAATTTATCGACTTCGGCTTGATGTAGCTGGCGCTAACGTGGTTACAATCACTGACGCGACTGGCGCGGAGAAGATGAATTTCACCGGGGCGGGCTTCAAGATTTTGGACTTCGCGACCCGAGCTTGGTACACATCAGCGGTAAACACTGCACTTACGATCACAACGACGACCACGGCGGAAGTCAACGTAACAGCAGAATGGACCCGAGTACCATGAGCGGCGGCACAATGTTTCCTGCGTCTCTGGTTCCTGTTCTTGGCGTCCAGAATCGCGGCTCCGACAAGGTCGTGCGCGTCATCACTGAGGCTGTAACCAACCTTGGAGAGATGGCGGGGCAGTACCTCGCCCCAACGGGCCTCACAAGCGACGTAAACAGCGCCACCAACATCGGGGGCTCCAATACCGTTAGCCTTGTAGGCACGAGCGCGGTAGCTGAGACAGCCGCCATCGCCATTACAGCCGGTGTGCGGCAGGTTACAGCCAGTATGGCAGGCGTTGTGCCCGGTGAAGCATACACGGTCGTAGCGACTGGCACGGTTCCTGTTGGTTATGCGCTCCACGATTGCTATTGCTCGGCCAATAACACGCTCAAGGTAAACGTCACCGCTCCCCTACTTGCCATCGGGCAGAACTACTCTATCCCAATCAAGGTATTCAAGCTGTCATGAACCGCAAGCTGCAAGCGCTCGCTCTTGGCCTCCTCTGCATTGCCTATGCAGTTAAGGGAGCTATTGCGGTGCTTGTTCCGCTTGTAGCCCGCGCATTGTGATTGGCATCTAGCAACGTGAACCCTAAAAATGCGTTTACCGCATAACCAACATCAGGAGCCCATCATGGCTACGTCCAATACGAACGATACCAAGCCCACAGACAAAGAGACATTCCAGCACAACCTAGCTCCAGAGCCTAAGGGCAATGTCCCTCAGGACAAAAAGGAAACTGATAAGTCGGAATCCTTCGGCGGCAAAGGAGATCATGATGGCGACGGTAAGATTGGGGGCGCTAAGAAAGCGGAAGCACCAAAGAAGGAAGAGAACCCAGCCGTCGAACGCCAACAGTACCAGGATAAGCTAGAAGAGGAATTCCGCGCCAAGGTAGAAGCCTCGCGCAAGGATAGCCCTGTGGACGCTCTAGGCCTGCCAGAAGGCGATGGTGATGAGCTTTGGTCCAACGCCGTAGAAATCAGCCCCCGCAATAGCGAGACTGATGAAGACGGCAAGGTTATCAAGGAAACAGACAAGGATTACGACAAGCGCGTGAGTGAAGGCGAAGCCGCCCTTGTCAAAGGCGCTATCGAGTTCCTAAGCCCCATGTCTGGTTCCCTTCGCCCTCTCGGCTATACGCTCACCAAGACAGATACCCATATCCGCCTTGTGATCACAAACACCGAATCTAATCCTGATCCTAAGCGTATTGGTGGATTGCCCAATTTAGAAGGTAAGTACTAAAATGCAGGCAGCGGCATATGGCTTCAACGACATTGTAGACCCTGCCGCTGCTCTGGAGCAGTTTCTGACCAAATGCATTCCCGAACCCAATACCGGCTGTTGGATTTGGGAGAAGAGCCTAGCCAAAAGCGGATATGGCCAGACATTCGTCGCAGGGAAAGTTGGTACGGCTCACAGGGCATCTTATATCCTGCATAAGAAGACCAGCATTCCCGATGGGCTTTGCGTCTTGCATAGGTGCGACAACCGATGGTGCGTAAATCCAGAACACCTATTCCTTGGCACACACAAGGACAACGCTGACGACATGGTTAGTAAGGGGAGGAATGTTTACACTCGCCCATCGCTTCGCCTTACGGATGAACAAGTCAGAGACATTCGATATAGCTACCCAAGAGAGACGACAAAGCAGTTAGCTGTAAGGCATGGCGTGCATCAGGGGACAATACAGCAGTTGGTGCGCGGGAGTTCACGGCCAGAAGCAGGCGGGCCATTAGTTACGGGCAGAAAAAGAGGGGTTCAGCCTGAAGCACCAAGAGATGCTGACGGGCGTCTTTTGCCCCATTAGGTTTCGTTTGCCTTGCGGCTGAAACATAAGCGGTGTAATGCTATTACATTCATAGCTACACTAGGGCGTTAGGCTAATTAAATGGCAGGCAGACCGCCAAGCGAAAAAACCTTCTCCAACATGCTCCGAGTTGCCATTAGTGAGGCCCATGCAGAAGGCGGGACAAAGCTCCGCGCCGTTGCTGATGCTCTCGTTACCAAGGCCCTGTCAGGCGACGTTCCGGCGATCAAGGAAGTGGCAGATCGTCTCGAAGGTAAGGTAATGCAGCAGACCGAAATCAGCGGCGCTGATGGCGAACCAATCGTATTCCAGACCATTTACGAAGCGGTCAAGAATGCCGGTGATTGAGAAGCGCATTCGCCCTTATCAGCAGCCTCTACATTCTGCGATGATCGGCGGGACTAAACGCGCTATCGAGATTGCTCACCGCCGCTGGGGTAAAGACGAGATTGCACTAACTGTCACATGCGAGCTTGCCCATAAGCGGGTTGGCTCATACTGGCATTGCCTTCCTGAGTTCGCACAAGCCCGTAAGGCTATCTGGACTGCTGTTAACGCGCATACCGGAAAGCGTCGGGTATTCGAGAGCTTCCCCGAAAGCGTTATCGAGAGCATGAATGATCAGGAAATGTTCATCCGGTTCAAGAATGGATCAACGTGGCAGATGATCGGCTCTGATCGGTATGACAGTACGGTTGGCGCTGGCGTTGCTGGCATCACCTATTCCGAGTGGGCTTTGGCTAACCCATCTGCGTGGGCATATCATCGCCCTATGGTGGAAGAGAACAACGGCTGGGCCATGTTCATCACTACGCCGCGTGGCAATAACCATGCGCGAACGATGTACGACCACGCCCGCCAGCATCCTGAGACTTGGTTTGCCGAGATATCGAATGCCGAAGATACAGGCGCTCTATCGCCATCCCAGCTAAAGGAAAGTCTGGAGGAATATATCAGCCTCTACGGTTCGGACCTTGGCAAGGCACAGTACGAACAGGAGTACCTCTGCTCGTTCAATGCCGCCGTCATGGGTTCGTTCTATGGCTCCGAGCTAACGCGGGCTGAGACAGACAAGCGCATCACGACTGTGCCTTGGCAGCGGGGCCATCAGGTCATTACCGCTTGGGACTTGGGATGGACGGATAGCACGGCTATTTGGTTCGCCCAGATCATCGGGCAGGAAATCCACCTCATCGATTATTACGAGGCTAACGGGCAAGGGCTGGACCATTACGCCGATGTGCTGAAGGAAAAGGGCTACAACTACAAGCAGCACCTTCTGCCGCATGACGTTGACCAGCACGAGCTAGGATCGGGTAAGTCTCGCGCATCGACGCTGCGGGCGCTTGGGATCAATCCAACGGTGGTTCCTGTCCATAAGGTATTCGATGGCGTGAACGCAGCCCGCATGATTATGGACAGATGCTGGTTTGACGAGCAGAAATGCGCTAGAGGTTTGGACGCGCTTCGCATGTACCGGCGTGAGTGGGATGATCGGCTGAAAGTGTTTCGCGGCAATCCTCTCCATGATTGGACTAGTCACGGCGCTGATGCATTCCGCTATTTTGCGGCGGGATTTCGTGATACTCCGATTAGATCGACGGGCGTTGATCGATACCGTCAGAAGCGTGATAGCGAGGATTACGGGAGCGCATGGGCAATATGATCGAAGCGGATTATGACTATGGCGAATCCCCAGATGGCATCTCTGTAACCGTGACGAACGGCGGCATGAAGGCCACGTATGAATTTCAGGGATTCGGATGTGTTGAGATCAAGCCAATCCTAGAAGATATCTACGGCAAGATGAAGCATACCATTCCCGAATCATTCGGAGCCCGTTCCGGTTTTTCTATGCGCAAGGACGAACTAAATGGCTGACGATCCGCGCTCCGATAGCGACGACACCGAAGACGCACAGCTTCGCAAATACAAGGCGTGGTTCCGCGTCGATAAGGAACACACTGAGGCTTGGCGCAAAGAGGCTGTAGAGGACTTCCGGTTCCTCGCTGGTCAACAGTGGTCGGATGAGGAAAAGCGCCAGCTACGTGAGCAGATGCGGCCTGAGATTGTGTTCAACCGCACAAATCCTATCATCAACAGCATCTCTGGCTTGGAAATCTCCAATCGCCAGGAGGTCAAATATTATCCCCGCGAAATGGGTGACAGCAAGGCTAACGAACTGCTTACCGATACGGCTGAGTGGTATCGCGACATGGCAAACGCCGATGACGAGGACAGCGATATGTTCCTCGATAGTACGGTGTGCGGTGTTGGCGCGACTGAGACAACGCTGAGCTTTGAAGAGGACGAGGAAGGCCAGCCTATCGTGTCTGCCGTCAATCCGCTCGAAATGTATTGGGATCATTCGGCGCGCAAGAAGAACTTCACAGATCGCAATCGTCAGTGGCGCGTTCGGGATATGCCATGTTCCGCAGCTATGGATATGTTCGAAGAATTGCCCGATGGCTCAAGGCCTGAGAAGGGCGACCTAGACGCTCGCTGGGCCAAATACGACACCAACAGCGAATCTCCGGTGGATCGTGACC